GCTGGCCTACGCCATCGCGGGGCATGTCACTCAACCGGCTGGCCCAGAAGCCGGCCCTGTTACGCGTAACGAGGTGTACCAGTGACCAAAAAGACGATGCCGCCGCTTTACTACCAGCTCAAGGGATTGATCAGTGAAATGACCCCTGAGCAGCAACAAGAAATCGACGCAGCGCGCCAAGAAATTATCGCCATTGCAACCCGCTCGGAATTCGCGGTTATGGGCATGGGTTTGGCCGGTCTGGAGATCGACGCCATGGAGAACTAAGCAGGCCGCCCCGGCCGTAAGGGGGCGCTTCATCCCTCAACCGCGTAAAGACCGAGGGCGCTAGGCACGACGAGAGAATATCGAGCCCGGAGCGCGTCAGTTCGCTGCTGACCCCGTAAGCGGCCACAAGTGCCACCGAGGACGGCCCTACAGCATGGGCGCCGGATGACGTAACCGGCCTGAATTTAACGGAGGGTGGCAGATGATCAAGATCAGCACGCAAGGCGAGGCTCTGCTGGGCCGCAAGCTGAACGAAATCGAAAAGCGTCAGCTGCCATTCGCCACGGCCGTGGCGTTGAACCGCACGGCGCAAGACGTGAAGGCGGCCGAGGTCAAGGCCATGAAAGCCGACTTCGACCGTCCGACACGCTTCACCCTGAACAGCCTGTTCATCAAGCCCGCCAAGAAGAGCCGGCTAGAGGCAGTTGTCTGGGTCAAGGATTACGCGTCCAAGGCGGCGGCCCCGACCGCGTGGTTGCTGCCCGAAGTCATGGGCGGCAATCGCAAGGCCAAGCGTAGCGAGTCGCTGCTATCCGCTAAGGGGATCTTGCCCAGTGGCAAAGCACTGGTGCCAGGCAAGGGCGCAAAGCTCGACGGCCACGGCAACGTCAGCCGGGGCTTCATGCAGAAGATCCTTTCGGGCCTTGGCGCCCAGGGCGACAGGCACGCGAACAGTACCGACAGCAAACGCAGCGTCGGCAATCAACAGCGCTTCTTTGTGCTGGGCAAGGGCGCCACTGCAATCGGCATTGCCGAGCGCACCGGCAAGACCTCGATCAGCATGCTGCTGGCCTTCGGCAAGACGCCGTCCTATGGGTCGCTGCTCGACTTCTACGGCATTGCGAATCGCGTCATTGGTAGCGAGCTGCCGAGGCATGGGCGCGAGGCGATGAACGAGGCCGTGCTTTCGGCGAAATAGGCCGGTCGGAGGTCGCGAACGTGGAAAATGCGAACGATTCTCAGGCAAAAGGTACTCCCGGGCCCCACCGGCCTAGGGGGTAATTCGAGTCCCGTTCGATCGCTACATATGACCCTTTTTTAAATCGAGGTTGTTGTTTAGACCATGGCTACCAACTCAATCGCGCAGCAACCGGGCTGGTTGAACAAGTCACGCATGGCCGCCAGCCTCGGAATTTCCGTTCAAGCCTTCGATAAATGGGGGGTTGACCCGGTCGCCCGGATTGGCCGGGAGGCTTTTTACGACGCCAAATCGGTGCTGGCAAACCGGCTCAAGCACCAAGGCGCAAAAGACCAACCGGTGGATGAGAACGGTCAGCCGCTCGATCCGCTCATTGAATACAAGACGGCGCGCGAGAAATTGCGTTTGACCACTGAGCAAGCGGACGGCCAGGCCATGCGAAATCAGGTCAAGGCCAAGAAGCTTGTTCCGGTTGATTTCGCCGTGTTTGCCCTGGGCAAATTGAGCGCAAGTCTCGGCTCAACGCTGGACACCGTTCACGCGAAGGTCAAACGCAAGTGCCCCGATATTGAAGTGCGTCACCTTGAGGCTGTTCAGCGCGAAGTGGCGATAGCGCGTAACGATGCCGTCAAGCTGGCGGACAAACTGCCGGAGTACCTTGATGAGTTCCTTGAATCCTTGGATGAAGGCGCTGATTGATAGCGTCCGGAAGGGGTTGGAGGGGCTGTACAAGGAGCCGCCGCTTACCGCGACGGAATGGGCGGACAAGCATTTCTATCTGTCGTCCGAGTCCTCTTATCAGGAAGGCAAGTGGACGACGGCGCCGTTTCAGGTCGCGATTCTGAACGCGATGGGCAACGACCTGATTCGTGAAGTCAACGTGCTGAAATCGGCGCGGGTCGGCTACACGAAAATGCTGGTCGCCAATATGGGCTACAAAATCCAGCACAAGAAACGCAACGTGCTGACGTGGTGCCCGACTGACGGCGACGCTGACGGCATGATGAAACGGCACATCGAAACGATGATCCGTGACGTGCCGGTGGTAAAGGCGCTGGCCCCATGGTACGGGGTCAAGCACCGAGACAACACGCTCGACGAAAAGCGTTTCGACAACGCCAAGATGCTCTGGTGTCTGGGCGGTACTGCCGCGAAAAACTACCGGGAGAAAAGCCCGGATGAGGTGATCTACGACGAACTTTCAAAGTTCGATGCGGACATCGAAGGTGAGGGCGCTCCGACGGTCCTCGGTGACAAGCGCCTGGAAGGGGCGACGTTCAAAAAATCCATTCGCGGGTCAACCCCGACCACGATTATTCCCGGCAGCGCGGACGAAGAGACAACGGGCGAGGGGTGCCAAATCACCCGGGCGGCGGATGACTCGCCGCACTTGCTGCGCTTCAACATCAAGTGCCCGTGCTGCGGCACCGAGCAGCATTTGAAGTGGGGCGACCCGGATACGCCGTTTGGCATCAAGTGGTCGCTGAACGAGCTAAAGCAGGTCGAAAAGGCGTGGTATCTGTGCGAGTCCGGCAACGGCTGCACGTTCGAATATCACGAAATGATCGAGGCGTCGGTAGCCGGCCGTTACATCTGCGAACGCTCCGGGATCTGGACGCGCGACGGCATGGACTGGTTCACCAGTGCAGACAAACCAATGCGGCCGCCGCGCTCGGTGACGTTCCATATCTGGACCATTTACTCGGAGTTCGTGACCTGGGCGGAAGTGGTTAGCGAGTGGGTCAAGGTCAAGAAGGACCGGGGCAAGCTTAAAACCTTCATCAACACCACGTTGGGCGAAGCCTGGCAAGAAGATCAGGGCGAGCAACTGGAGTGGCAGCAACTGATGGCGCGCCGCGAGGTGTATCCGGAAGTGCCGCCGTGGGTGGTTGCCATCTTTGGCGGTGTGGACACTCAGGATGACCGCTATGAGGGCCGTTTCTGGGGCTTCGGCGCAGGTGAGGAAGCTTGGTTAATTCACAAGTTCGTGCTGATGGGCGATCCGGCCAGCGTCGAGCTGCGACGCAAAGTCAGCGTTGAGCTGAAAAAGCGATTCATCCGCGCGGACGGCACCGTCATGACGCTGGAGCGGGCGTGCTGGGACCAAGGCGGCCACTACTCCGACGAGGTGCGCGAGGAAAGTCTAAAGCTTGGCATCAACTGGATTATCCCAGTATTCGGTGCGTCGACTTACGGCAAGCCGATCGCCACATGGCCGCGCAAAAAAACCAAGGTCAAGGGCGGCCGTGTCTACCTCGTTGAGGTGGGCACCGATAACGCCAAAGAGCTGATTTACAACCGACTGACGATCCAGCCTGACGGCTCAGGCCGGCCGGTGCCTGGCTGCGTTCATCTGCCCGCTAATGATGATCTGTGCGGGGAGGACGAACTTAAACAGCTGACGGCAGAGCGGCGTAAGTGGGTGATCGTCAAGCACAAGCGTGTACAGCGCTGGGACGCTGGCGGGCGCCGGAACGAAGCGCTCGATTGTTTTGTGTACGCCTTGGCGGCGTTACGCATAACGCAACAGCGCTTCGGCATGAATCTCGACCTTCTGGCGCAACAGTTGCCAAGCGGCACTTGGCATGTGCCGGCCCCTGCGCCGGTGTCGCCTGCTTTACCCGAATCGATCCCAGAACCGGAGCCGGCGCCTTTAGAGGTGCCGGCCACGGCGCCTGTGGTTCAGAACGAAACCCCATCCGCCAGTTCTGGGGGGTGGCTTGATACAGGACAAAACGTATGGCTGTGAATGCACAGGATATGGTCGACGCTTACCTTGAGGCTGAAAAGAACGTATTGGCCGGCAAGGAGACGTGGTTTAACGGCCGCAAGATCGTCATGGCGGACCTGCCGCAAATCATTGCCGGGCGTGAAGGCTGGGAACGCCGTCTTGCCGCGCAGAACAATGCCGCACGGGGGCGTTCGGGGTTCGCCCTGGCGTCATTTGAGTGAACTGGCTTGACCGCATGCTGACCCCGCTTGCGCCGAGGCTGGTAGCCAAACGGCTGCACGCGCATTCGGTGATTCGGGCCTTTGAGGCGGCCATGCCTTCGCGCACGCACAAGGCCAAACGCCAAGGGCGCAACGCTGACGGTTCGCTACAGAACTCGGCCCGCTCGATGCGCGAGCAGAGCCGGGCGCTCGATGAAAACCACGACATTGTCACGGGGTTGTTTGACCGCCTGGAAGAGCGGGTAGTGGGCGGGGCTGGCATTTCGGTCGAGCCTATCCCCCTGACTTATGACGGGCGGCTTCATCTTGAGTTTGCCGCGCAAATCAAGGCGCAGTGGTC